TTGAAGCACCCGTGCCCGTTGATCTCCCCACACTCGCTCGCGAAGGTGCGACCGCTGTACGGGTCCACCTCGGTCGGCGGAAACAGAAGGTCAGGCGTCGACCACGGGCCCTCCAACGTCGGTGCGGTGCTCACGCCGAAACCACACCAGGGCGATGCGACGTACCACTGGTACCCGCACGCGTACTGCGTGCCGATCAGGTAGTAGACGCCGCCATCCTCGTACACCATGCCGTCGTGCAGGTCGACACCATCGATGACGACCGGCGCAGGCACAGACACACTCTCAGGGACAGCCGGACCACCGGCGCCCAGCAGCGCGGCCGCGGCGAGGACGAGAGCAGCCAGGGCAGCACGGACGCGACCCACAAGGCCTCCAGACATGGGAAAAGCCCCGACCAGCGGGGCGAACAGGGGCGGGGGGGTCAGGAGGTGCGGCGCAGGTGCAGCCAGGAGCCAGCCTTGACGATCGTGGCCGTGCCGTTGCTGGCGACCTGCGCCCACTGCAACGCGAAATTCCCCGCCGTAGATGACACCGTCAGCGTGCCGAACGGCATGGCGGCCATGTTCGTGCCCAAGTTGCTCGGCAGCTGCCGGGTCAGGCTGATGGGCTGTGCGGTGACGTCCTGAGTGGTCGTCTGCGTCGGCCCGCTTGTGCCCCCGGACGTCCACGTCAGCGTGGCGCCCGACGGCGCCGACCAGCCGATCGTGATACCGGTCGTCGAGCTAGCCGCCAGGTTCTGGCTGTAGACGATGTAGGCGGTCAGCTCGTAGACGGCGTTCGCCTCCACCGGCAGCAACAGATCACCGTCGTTGGTCATGGTGGTCGTCGATGCGCGGGGCTCATCGGAGGGCTTCTGCACAGCGAGCGGCAGCATCGAGGTCAGCAGCCCCGCAGTGATTGTCGTCCCCGGAGAGATTGTGGGATACGGCATTTGGTCTCCCTACAGAGCGACGGGGGCGGGTTGATCGACGGTCACCGGGGTGCCCGCGGAATGGGCTTTTACGATGCCGTTCACGCTCCTGGTCACCGTGAATTTCTGCGGGTTCACGACCTCGAGGTTGTCGTAGCGGACCGCAGGGTTGACGTTCGTATTTCCGCTCGCAGCCAGTGAGCGGGTGCCGATGAATGAGGACGTCGAAAGCGCCGTGTCGGTGACGTCTACGTGCCACGCCGTCGGCTCCACGTCGGTCGGCAGCCATGCCCGCGCCCGTAGTGACGTCCCGGACACTGCGAACCGGACGCGCACGAACGTCCCTGCGACGTGCGTGTACCTGGTTGTGTACGAGCCGAGTGACGTCTGCACCGCGCCGACCCGTTTCTGAATCGTCAGAATGATGGCGTTGCCGGTGGTGAATTCCAGCTGCGCCAAATACAGGTTGTCCGAGTCGGTGTAACGGCCGGTCAAATTGCCGACCAGGCTCGCCCCGGTAGCGAGAGCACTCGTGGTGATGCTGCCGCAATACTCGAAATCGGGGACCGTGAAATCCGTGAACGTGCGGCGCGATGCCGCCGTGGTGGAACAGATGTGGCTGCCGTAGCCGCTGCCCACCGCGTAATCGCTCGCGACGCCGCCGCCGGTCGACCACACCTGGCTGGAGTCGGCGGTGCCCCACCCGTTGGACACGCTCCGGCCGAGCGCATCGGACAGCCACGAGGCGCAGGCCGTCGCCGTCCACACTTCGCCGCCCACCCGCAGATCGAACGGGTACTGCGCGCCGGACGTGTTCCATGGCAGGCCGGACGTCGTCAGCACTACCGGGGCAGTCGCAGTACTCGTGAGCGCGGTCGTGAGCTGACACCCGTCCGTGTCCGCTTTCCCGAGGACCGCGTCATCGGTCACGCCTACCGACCACGGGCCGGCGGGGGTGCAGTTGAAGTAGATGTCCCATGCGTATTGGTCGAAGGACTCGGTGTAGCCCTGCACGATCAGGTCGACGTCGCCCGGGGGCAGCCATGCGGGCAGGTTGGTGATGCGGATGAGGTCGCCCTGGTCGACGCCGAGGATGGTGTCGATGAGGTGCGGGGCGGCGGCCAGGTCGACGTGCACGACCGGGTAGCGGGGGGCGTCCCAGGTGCCCAGGTGCAGGCGCCATGCGGCGATCGGCTCGGCCTGGGCGTCGTCGGCGAGGGACAGCTGCACCGAAGTGTCGTAGCGGCCGATGCCGTTCGGCGGGGCCTGCACCGACAGCGGCCCGTCTTCGAGGACGACCCGCGCGGACGAGCCGTCGATGCGCTGCACGGTGACGTCGTTGACGACGTCCGCGTCGTCGTCGAGGGGCTCCAGCGGTGGGGCGACCTCGCCGTCGGCCGTGTAGTTGAGGGTCAGCGACGGCGTCTGGTTGTAGAGGGTGGCGCGGCCGCGGTAGCGCAGCGCGGGCCGTGCCCGGTGCTCCATGAGGATGCCGCCGTCGGAGGCGGCGCCCTCGGCGAGCAGCTCGAGCAGGGCCTGCTGACGCTGGGCGCCCATCTTCTCCTGCTCGGCGATGATGCCCCGCACGGTCAGCGGGACGTTCTCTTCCATGGCCAGCCGCAGCAGCCGCTCGCCCGCTTCCTCTCCGAAGTAGCCGTCGTCGGCGCCGTCCATGACGAGGGTGTTCGTGGCCTGGAAGACGGCCAGGTGCCCGAACACCGTGCCTTCCAGGCCGGCGCCGAACGCCGAGGACACCTTGGTGACTCGCCCCACCGTTCCGGCGAACGAACTTGACTGGAAGACGCCGGTGGCGGAGATGTTCACCCAGGCGACGTCGACTTGGACGTTGCCCCCGTTCTGCCGGGCGTACAGGCGCACACGGTTCTTGCTGCCGAAGAAGTTCGGTGAGCTGCCCGCCGTGGAGTTGATGAACATCAGCTGCGTGCCGTCGGCGTCGAAGGCCTTGACCTGCACGTTGTTCGTCTGGACCTGGACGGTGTAGCGGACTGCGGTGCCGGTGGCGGCCACCTCGAAGAACGTGGCGAGCGAGGTCGGGGCGGTCGGGACGTAGTAGACCATCTCGACCTGCCACGGCCCGGTGCCCGACGCCGGCGCGGGCACCTGTGCCGTCATTGTCGCGCCGGTCTGCACGACGGGCAGGGCGGCCGAGCTGGCGAAGGAGGTGTCGCTGGCCATCTGCAGGCCCGTGAATTTCAGCGGCTGCACGCCGGGGATGGGGCTGTAGGCCTGGGTGGCGCCGGAGTCGTCCTCCATCGGCCAGTAGGCGAGTAGCGTCGGGTCGGAGGGGATGCGGCGACGCAGTGTGGAGTCGAGCGACTTGCTGGCAGCCCCGTAGCGGCGCAGGATGCCGGCCGCTTCGACGGGCACCCAACGGTCCTTGCCGGAGACGTCCCAGCGGGGCGGCCAGGCGGAGATCTCGCCGACGAACCGGTCCTCGCGCTTGCGCACGTCCGCGGTTCCGTTGACGGTCCACACACGGCCGACGGAGTCGGTGAAGCCGGTCGCGCCGTCGGCGAGGGGCCGGAAGTCGGCGTCGGCGACGAGGGTGCCGTCGATGCCGGAGCGGATCTGGAAGCGGGTGCCAGAGCCGATGTACGGCACGCGCGGCGGCGTGAGGGTGGAGTCGGGGACGCCGATACGCACCGGGCTGGTGGTCGACTGGATGCTCGTCGTGCCGGTGCCGACCATGTCGGTGAACAGCTGGGTCCAAGGCCCGGTGATCGAGTCGCCCTGATAGAAGCGGATGGTGTGCCCACTGGCGCCGTTGTCGACGTCGAGGGTGACCCGCAGGACGGGGGCACCGATGAGCTCGACGCCGATGAACCAGCCGTGAGCGACCGCGCCCGAGTCGAGCCAGTTCAGGGTGAGGCCGCCATCGTGGTAGCGCAGCACCCAGGCGCGTTCGGCGGTGGTCTCGCCCCACTTGCCGATGATGCCGTAGCTGCCGGCGGTCAGCGTCATGTCGGCGTCGATCTCCACGCGCACGTCGAGGTCGCCGGTGATGTTCAGCGCGGCCACGTGGGGTGTGGAGACGGTACCGGTGGTGTCGCCGTCGAGCTCCAGGTGGGCCTCGGCGGCGGGCAGATGGACGCGCACCTCGGTGTTGCGGCCGATCTTCCCGTACAGGTCGCTGAGCGGGTTGCCCTGGCTGTAACGGCCGAGGACGCCGGGGGCGACCTTGCTGGCGCCGTTGTTGAACGTCAGCTTGGCCTTACCCGGGTCGGTGCGGGCGCCCTCGTCGGGACGCCCGCGGGTGATGGTCATCAGGTCGCGGGTGTAGACGTCCGCGGTGACGTCTGTCCACACCCCGTCGATCTTCAGTTCTGCCTTGATGTCCAGCGGGCTCTGGGGGAACGCCACTGCCTCGCCTCCCTACCCGCGTCCGAACGCGGTCTCTGTGCTGCCGCGCCCGTCGACGCGGACCATCTTGCGGACCAGCCGCTTGAATTCCTCGTCCGCGCCCCGCACGTCGAACACCACGCGGGTGAGGCCGCCGCTTGCCGCGCTCGCGCCCATGAGCGGCGCCATGCCGGTCGTGAGCGGCGTGGTCGGTTTGGCGGCCGGCGGGTTGACGAGGCCGGCCATGGTGCGGTCGAGGACGTCCCGGTTGTTCTCGGCGCCCTGGGCGATGCCGGGCGGGAGCCAGTGCCCGATCTCGTCGGCCATGAGCTTCGACGGGGAGCCGATGTGCAGGAACGACTTCGCGGCGTTGAGGACGTTGTTCTTCACGAAGCTGGAGACCTTGCCCCACAGCCAGCCGCCCATGCTGCTGATGCCGTTCCATAGGCCGGTGACAACCGCTTTGCCCTTGCTGTACAGCAGGTCGTTCATGCCGACGACTGCCCTACCAAGGCGGCCGGGTAGGCCGCGCACCCAGGCGACCAGCTCGAGGGCCTTGTTGATGGTGCCGGTCTTGATCGCCGACCAGTGCTTGATGATCAGCCCGACGAGGGTGAAGTTCAGGAACGCGTTGATCATCATGTTCTTGGCCCAGACGAGCTTGCCGACAACCCAGTCCCACGCGGCCAGCGTCCACTTTTTGACCTTGTCCCAGTTCGCGTAGATGAGCAGGGCCAGGCCAATGACGGCGGCGATGATCCAGCCGATGGGGCCCATGGCGATCAGCCACTGCGCGGCCATGACCGCGGCCCACGCGACGGCCCGCGCGGCCATCAGCAGGAACTGGCCGGCGGCCGTGATCCCGGCCCAGACGACCCGGGCCACCCACGTGCCGATGGCGACCAGCGCCGACCCAGTCCACGCCGCCGCGGTGGTCAGAGCGGAGGCCACGGCCGAGGCGGCGATGCGTAGGTAGGCCATGATGCCGATGCCCATCATCCGCAGCCACGTGCCGATGACGCCCCACCCGGACCAGGAGATGACCGCGTTGGCGCCGGCCACCACGGACGCGATCGCCGAGTACGTCATCATCGCGCCCTTGACGATGAGCACGGTGGCGGCCAGGCCCATCAGCGTGTACGCGAGCGGCTCGAACACGGCCTGGTTGTTCATGGCGAACTGGATGAACGTCCCGGAGACGGCGGCCAGTTTCACGACGGCCTGCCGCTTGAAGGACTCCAGCGCCGAGGCGGGAGAGGAGCCGACGGTCTTGGCCATCTTGTCGGCGGCGCCACCCACTTGCCCCAGCGCGCTCACGGCCGCCGATGGGTCAAGGGCGTAGAGCGCGGTGCCCAAGTCCTCGGCCTGGGTGCCGAAGAGCTGGACAGCTGCCTGGGAGCGCTTCACCGGGTCGGGGATTGCGCGCAGCTTGTCGAGGGTGAGGTCCAGGGCGTCGGTTGCCGACTTGCCGCCCTTGCCGATCCTTGTGGCCATGTCGGCGGCGTCCAGGCCGATCGCCTGGAAGCCGGCGGCAGTGCTCTTGCTGCCGTCGACGGCGCGGATGCTGAATTCCTTGACCGCGTCCGCGACGAGGTCGGCGTCCCGGGCGCCAGCCTTCAGGCCCTGCGAGAGCAGGCCGAAGGCCATCTGCCCGTCCAGGCCGAACTTCTTCCACTGGACGCCGTATTCGTTGACGGTGTCCAGCAAGTCGTCGGCCTTGTTGGCGCCGGTCTGGAAGCCGCGGGTGAGGATGTCGAACGCCTCGTCGGCGTTCTTCGCCAGCCCGGTCTTCAGCATCTGCCCGACCGCGGCGGTGGTCGGGCCGACCTCCTGATCGAACGTCTCAGCCAGGGCCAACGCCTTGGTGGTGACGCCCTCCAGCCCGCCCTTGGCCTTCGAGACGTCGCCGATGTTCTGGTAGACGCCCCGGATGGCCTCGTTCACCTGCTCGGTTGACTCGCCCCACGCGTTGGCGTACACGTCGGCGGACACCTTGGACAGCTTCGCTGCCTCGGCCGGGCCGATGCCCAGCTGCGCCTGCAGCTTCGCGTTCGCGGCTGACATGTCCATCGACGCGGCCACACCCACGCCGAGCGCGCCGGCAACGCCCGCGGCGATACCGGTGGCGGCCTGGTCGAACTTCTCCTTGACCTTGCCGAGGGTCTCCGAGACGCGTTCGCGGGCAACGAGGTTGAACACGAGCGAGGTATCGCTCATCACGCCCCCTGTGGTCAGGGGGCGGTCAACGCCCCGACTTCAGCTTCTCGTTGGCCTCACGCTGGGCTTCCTCGTAGGCGTCCAGCCAGTCCAGCAGCACGTCGGTCTCTTCGACGGTGCACGCGTCCCAGTCACGCGGGCGCATGTGCAGCAGGTGCGCGGCGTCGCCGAGCCGTCTCAACCGGCGATCGGCAGCTCGGCTTTTCCCTCTTCATCGGGGTCCTCGTAGGCCGCCGCGATCTCCTCGTCCAGCTTCTCCAGGACGGCCGCCAGCTGGTCGGCGGGCACCGAGTCGGCGACGTTCTCCCGCATGAGCTGCAGCTCGCCCTTGGAGTGCTCGAGGGTGAGCTCGTCCCAGGCGAAGTCGACGTCGTCGAACTTCAGCGTCGGGTGCTCCCGCTTCAGGTACAGGTACAGCAGCGCCCGCCGGCACTTGCTGTTGCCCTTCTGCACGTCGACTGTGAACTCGGAGAAATTCCGGCCGGTGTACCGCTCGAGCATCTCCCGCTCGGCAGACATCAGCTTCTTCGGGTTGTACCTCCACCTCTTCGGCTCTTCGCTGCCCTCGGGCGTGTAGACCAGATACATGGGTGTCCCCCCTTATCGGGCCCGGTTCGCGATGCGCCGGGCCATGTCTTCCATGGCCGCCTCGACGGCCTGCTTGTAGATCCCCTCGCGGCCCTGGAACGCCCGGTCGAACCACTCCAGCTTTCCGCGCTGCTCGACCCACACCTCGCGGTTGCCGTAGACAGGGTGGCGCCAGCCGCGGGCGCGGTTCGTGCGCTTGGGCGCATTGGGGAAGCCTCTGATGTTCTTGGTCTTGAAGGCCTTCACGCGAGCGCCGGACCATCGGCCGCCGAGCTTGACCTCGGGCCGGATCTTCCGGGCGATCGATGTGCGCAGGGCGGGCGTCGCCCCGTGCAGCGAGACCATGCCCATGATGGAGCTCTTGGCCTGCTCGGCGCCCGGGCGCAGGGCGTCACGCATGTTCGCGGCGAGCTCCTTGCGCAGCTGCTTGCCGTCCTCCTCGGCGCGGATCGCCCGCACCAGGGCGGCCAGGCCCTGGTGGGTCTCCACGCCGAGCGAGAACGGCGGCCCGCCACTGGCCATCAGGTTGTCGCCCTCGTCACGGCACCCGAGGTGGGGAAGCCCAGCGACACCGTGGCCTCGTCGCCGACCGACCCGGTGATCGGGTTCCAGCCGTTGATGAGGATGTTCCCGGTGTACTTCGGGTTGCTGGTGCCGACCGCGGCCTGGTCGGCGCGCACCTCGAACGGCACGACCGTGCCCAGCAGCGGCCACATGATGGCGTCCAGTTGGGAGGCGGCGAAGTCCTGCAGGAACTCACACGACAGCTCAGCGCTCTTGAGACCGCCGAGGACTTCCTTCCAGCCGAGGCTGGCGTAGTTCGTGACGTCCTTCTCCTCGACCTCGACGGTGAGCTCCGCCTTCTTGGTGAAGGTGTTCAGGACGTTGGAGTTGATCGACAGGTACTGGGCGAGCAGAACCATCTTCGGCACGGCTGGCCTCCCTTTCAGGCATGACGAGATGCCCGAACCCTGGAGCGGGCCGGGCCGGTGATGGGGTGATCAGCCGATGCCGAGAGCAGCGGCGAACAGGAACGACGGCGTAGTGCCGCTGATCGTCCACGCCACGCGCCACCACGGATCCGTGATGGCGGTGCCTGCGGTGCGCAGGATCTGCCCGCCCACCGCGGTCGCCGCAGTGAACGTCAGTCGGGTCGTGGGGCTGGCGAACGTGTTGTCGACGGAGGACTCCACGCGCGCGGTGATGGTCGGCGTCGCAGTGCCGGCCACGGACAGGACGTGCAGCGCAGCGTACATGCGCTTGTTGGCCGCCACGGCGCCGATGTTAAGGCCGGTGCCCGTGCCGGAGGCGGTGCGGGCGGTGCCGGGCGGGTGGGCGAACTGGCCGCGCACCAGCGGCCACGACGACTTGGCCGTGCCGGTCCAGGGGGCGATCTCACCGACCGCGTCGAACAGCTTGTAGTCCGAGCGCATGGCCTGCATGAAGTACGCCAGATCGCCCACGGCCGCGGCGTTGTTCGCACTGACGGACCAGGGCCCTGTGCCGCCGAGCTGCGCCCAGGACGCGTCATCGACCTTCGTGGAGTCCAGCGCTTCCCACTGGCCCTCGCCGGAGAGCTCCGCCGAGGCGACACCGCCCATGACCTCCTTCCAGCCGCCCGAGCCGTAGTTCGTGCCGTCCTTGGACTCCACCTCGGACGTCAGCTCGATCTTGTTGGAGTTGCTGGTCAAGTCGACGCCGACCGCGAAGCACCTGACGTTGGTCAGGACGGTCTTACTCATCGTCGGCTCCCTTCGGGCGGCTCTTACGGCCGCGCGAGGCCGGCTTGTCGACGACTTCCTCGGCGACGCCCGAGGCGACCAGGTGCGCGCCCTGCGCCGTCGGCACGTCGACCTCGTCGCCCTCGGCCGGCCACGGCTCGCCGTTGAGCTGGGCGCCCTCGGGCATGCCCTGCGTGATGCGGATGCGCATCATGTCCTCCCGTCTCCGATGACGCGGACGGCGAGCTCGGCGCCGACGTAGCTGGCGCCCGCGTGCTCGTACCAGCGGTAGCCCTGCACGCGCTGCAGGTGGATGTCGTCAGCCAGGCCCCCGAGGGCCAGCTGGCCGGGGGCGCCCCGGGCCGTCTCGAACGCGGCCTTGAGCGAGGCCGCCCCCGCGCCGGACAGCATTCCGTCAAGGATGCGCTGAGCGGACCGGTCGTCGGCTCGGCCCGCCAGCACACGGCAGGTGATGAGCAGTTCGTCGGTACCGCGGCCCATGGTCTGGTCGTAGTTGACGTCGACCTCGCCGACGAAGAAACAGGGTGCGACGACCGAGTCCGGCACGTAGCCGGTGCACGTCAGCTTGCCGATGCCATCGGGCAGGACGATGACGCGCACCGCGTCCGCGATGGCGTCGCGAATGGCGGAGATCTGCACCGTCGCCCCCTTATCCGAACCCGGGCAGGATGAGCGGCTCGATCAGGTTCCACACATCCGGATCCCGGCGGGACAGGTTGCGCACGCCCCACTCGGCCGAGCCGATGATGCCCTCTGGGCTGTCCTTGCGCTTGTACAGGCGCGATGCCTGGAGCAGGGCGGCCTCGGTGATGTCATCCGGGACGGCGGGCCAGCCGAACCGGGCCGTGACCCGGACGCGCGCCGTGTAGGTGCCCCAGGTGCCGTGGACGCGCAGCAGGCCTGTGATCGGCCGGCCGTCGGCCAACGCGTTGTCTGGCTGCGTCTCGTAGCCGGTGACGGCCGTCCAGGAGGTCCCGGAGCCGGTCTCGACGACCAGGCCCGTGACGCTGCCGACGTCGTCGACGAGCAGCAGCTCGCCGTCGTCCTCGCACACCGTGCGCCCGCTCAGGCGATACGTGCGCTGGACGACCGCGGCGTCCAGCCAGAAGCGGCGCCCGCACGTTTTGTCGATGCTGCGGGAGGCGGACGCCAGCGCGCTGTTGAGCAGCGTGTCGCGGCTGGTGTCGTCCGCCTCGATGCCGAGCTTCTCCTTGAGCGCGGCCAGCGTGCCGTACTCGTTGGCCACCGCGCATCACTCAGCGGGAGGCGCGGCCGGCGCTTCAGCCGAGGCAGGCTCAGCCGGAGGCGCGGTCGTGGTCTTCTTCGCAGCCGTCTTCTTCGCGGTGCGCTTCACCGGGTCCTTGCCCTGGTCAGCGGTCTGCTGGGGCGCCTGCGTGCGCCCCTGCGGGCCGTTGTCCTCAGCGCTCTCGTCCTTCTGCAGGCGTGCCAGTTCCTTGTCGACCTGGGCGACGCGGTCGTCCAGACCGCGGCTCACGTAGCCGGCGCGCTCGCGCTTGAGTGCGGCGATCTGATGATCGGGAGTGGTCATGGTCTTCTCCTCAGAAGATCCAGATGTCGGCGGTGTTCGTGACGTTGGTGTTGGCCGAGTACGTGATCCGCAGGTACCGCCAGGGCTGACCCGGGCGCAGGATCTTGTACACGGTGGTGGCCGTCGTGATGGCGAAAGTGGCAACACTGCCGGTGTCCGGGGTCGCCGAGTCCGCATACGAGACGGCGAACCAGTTCGTGCCGTCCGCCGAGCCCTCGATCGCGTAGGTACACGTCGGGGTGGCCCCGACCGTCGTGGTGATCCGCAGCAGCGCGGACCGTTCGACCGCAGCGCCCCGGTCGACGACATTCGTCGAGGTGCCATTGCCGGTCTGGGTGGCTGACAGACTGGCCGAGTTCGGCAGCTGCTCGCCGCCCAGCGCTTGGATGGTCGACATGCCTCGTTCCTTCCGGTCGTGAGGCGGCGGCGCCCGGGCGGCTGGTGTGCCAGCCGGGCGCCGTCGGATCGGTCAGAACGTCGGGGCGATCATGCCCGTGCCGGACACCTTGCCCATGCCGTTCGCGTAGCGGCCGAAGGTGTACGCAAAGTAGCTGTAGGCGACCAGCAGCACTCCGAGAGATGCGGCGGCGGGCTGCTCCGCGCGGATGAACAGCGGCGCGTTCGGGTCCTCCCACAGGTGGCACTCGGAGGCCGGGACGACGTACAGCTCATCCTCGGTACCGGCGCCGAGCGTGGTGCCGATGTTGTTGTCGACGATGACCTGCAGACCGCACGGCAGGACGCCGCGCGGGCCGGAGGCGTAGGAGCTGGACGGGTCCGCGACGCCGCCGGCCTGGGTCGGGATCCCGGACCAGTTGATCAGCGGCCAGGTGGACGACATCTGGCTCGACAGCCAGTACCAGCGCCGCGAGTGCATCACGGCGTGCGTCGGGGCACCCATCGCCAGCAGGGCCGCCTCGACGCCCGCGGCCGCGCCCAAGACCTTCGGGTACAGCTCGGCGCCGGTCGGGGTGGCGTCGGTGTAGGTGGTGGCCGTCGCGACGTTGGTCAGACCGTTGGTGGCCTGGTTGATCAGCGTGCTGTCGATCGTGGTCGCGACCCGGTTGAACAGGTCCTGCATCGTGACGTCCTCGATGCCGGATCCCCGGTCGATGGCCTGACGGGACACGGTCTGCTGTCCGGCCGCGGTCTGCACGTTCACCGTGAGCAGGGTGTCGTCCATGTTCGTCTCGGACACCGCCGAGTTCTCCGACGCCTGCACCGCCGCGCTGGACGCGGTGGTGATGCGGGAGATGTTCACGGACATGCCCGACTCGGGCAGCGGGTGGCGGTTGCAGATGTCCGCGAACGGGCGCAGGGCGGCCGTGGCCGGGGCGTACAGCTCGGTCAGGTACTGCGGCACCGTCAGGCCCGCGAACGCGCCGGTGCCGACCGCACGCTGCAGGTACTCGGCCCGCTCGACGCGCTCCTCCTGCATGTGCTGGGAAAGGCGGTGCGAGGCCTCGACGTCCTGGAACAGGAACTGCCGGGAGACGTCCATCAGGAAGCCCTTGCCGTAAGGGTCCTTGTCCTTGCGGTAGGTGCGCTCCTCCTGACCGACGCGGGCGACCTGGTCGTAGGAGGGCTTGCGGGTCTGGGTCTCGCGGACCTCGCGCTGCTTTGCCTCCCGCTCCTGCTCCTCGACCTTGAGCTTGTTCGTGGTGGCGAGCTTGTTCTCGATGCCGGTGATGTCGGTGCGGGCCTGGTCGCGTGCCGCGAACAGCTCGGCGACGCGCTCGTCTTCCTCCTTGCTGAGGTTGGAGCGGCCGTCCTGCTGCGCCTTGTCCAGGATCAGCTGGACCTCGGCGCCGCACTTCTTCAGCCGCTTCTGGGCGGCCTCGAGCTCGACCTCGATGCTCGCGATGAGGTCGTCGATGGTTCCGGGCATGGGTGTGTTCCCTCCGTACAGATGGATCAAGGTGGGTGCAGCAACAGCGGGGCCACGGCCCACCCGGGACATCTGCCGGGCGGCACAGGGCTGCGCGTCCGGGCATCTGCCGGACAGCGCGCTGTGTCTGGTGTGCTCAGTCCTCGTCGGCCTCGACGAGCAGCTGAGTGCGGAGCATGGAAATCGACCGCCCGCTGGCGGCCGGGGCCGCCTCGCGCTTCGGCGCCGGCATCTGCGGCACGGGCACGGGGACGGTGGTCAGGTCGGAGCGCTGGGCAAGCCGCGAGTACGCCTCACGGGCCACCAGCGCGGGCAGGTTGGGGATCAGGTCCAGGAACTCCCCGGAGCGGGCAGCAATGGAGGTGTGCGGGTTGGCGCCGTAGGTGACGGGGCCGACGTCGCCGCGCTCGAGGTCGAATGAGTTGATGCGGTACTCCATGTAGTCCGGGGACCACTGGCCTGAGGTGATGCGGAACATGAACGACTGCTCGCGCACGTCCTCGTCCTCGATGGCCTGGACGAGCAGCTGCACGTCCGACCGCTTGGGGTTCAGCCACGCGCGCTGGCCGAGGCCGTGGTCGTCCGCCCACAGCGTCAGCCGGTTGTTGCGCGTCGAGGCCATCGGCGTTCCCGCGTGGTTGAAGCGGAACACCACTTCGGGGTCGGTGGCCAGCGTGGCGTCTGCCGCCCCCTTGGAGACGATCTCCGTGTAGGGCCCGAACATGTCCCACATCTCGTAGCCCTGCTCGAACGCCGAGGCGTAGCCCTCGACCTCGTACCAGTCCATGCCGTCGTCGCGCGTGACCTTCTTCGCGCGCAGCTGCGAGCTGAACCGGATTTCCGGGCTTTCGGGCCGGTCGCGGGGAATGGCCATTGAGGTTGAGCCCGCCGCGCCGGCGCGGGCCTGGGCAGCCTGCTGCCGCAGGGTCGCCATGTCGGTCATCAGGAGGTTCCTCCTTGCGGGATCGCGGTGGTGGGCTGCGCCTGGACGCCCTTGCCGAAGAGCCGGTCGAACTCCGCCATCTGCGCCTCGGTGAACGGCGCCTGGTCGTACAGGGCGCGCGCCTCGGACGGCGCCAGGGTCCGCGAGTCGATGCGCGTCTTGATGACACTGGCCTGGGTCTGCGGGTCCATCCGCAGCAGCGCGGCCGCGTTCAGCTTCACGAACCGGGGCCGGGACGACAGGCGGCTCAGTGCGTCCTCGCGCCGCTTCACCGCGGGGCCCAACGACATGACGAGGAACTGCAAGTTCCTTTGCGTCATGTTGGCGTAGGTCACGGAGCTGCCGGACACGGCCGCATCGATGAGGTCGCTAGGGCAGTCGAAGAACCGGGCGATGTCGCCGATGCCGAAAGACTTCGCGGCGATCCAGTCGGCGCCCGCCTGCTCGGCCTGGATCATGTCGTAGTCCCAGTCATTGCCGGTGACGAACAGATCCCGATTCATCACGGCCGCCTTAAAGCGCTGCTTCGCCCCGTCGGCCTGCTCCGGGGTCAACTGCTTCGCCGTGTTCTTCAGATGCGCGGAAGGGATGGCGCCGTTGCGGAACCAGTCCATGGCGAACTGCTGGATCGACAGGTACTCGCTGATCGACCAGGCCGCATACGCCACCGGGGACAGGCCGACCGGGAGACCTGCCACGGTGTACTGCTTCTCGTGCCACACCTCGTTCGGCTCGTAGTCGGTGCCCGCAATCCGGTACTTCTTCTTGCCCTTGCGCATCCGCACCGTGACATCGCCGATCGGCACCAACTCAATACGGGCCGGAAGCCCGAGACCGTCCTTAGCGGTGATCAGCCCCACCGTATTCCCGGCCCGGTCAAGGTCGAACTGGCTGGAGTACATCCACTCGGGCATCTCGACCTCATCGCCGCCTGGGGTGACGAGGACGGCAGGCTTGGGCACCTCCACCTGGATCCCGTCCACCTTGCGGTACAGGTCCACCGGCATCGTCGAGATGAGGTTCGCCCGCAGCCGCAGGCACGCCCACACCGCCGAGTGCCTCAGCGCCGTCTCGTTCGTTACGACCGCGGCCCCGCCGCCCGTGCTGGGCCGCGGGGGGATCAACTGGTCGGCGGTCTGCCCTGGGTAGTCGCGCCGTCGGAACAGACTCACGTCTCACCGCCCTTCCGGCCCGGGCTTGCGGCCAGCCAGGATCCGGCGAGGACCACAACGCCGCTCACGGCGAGCGCCGCCCACCCCAGCCACCGGTACACGCCGGCGCCCGCTCCGCCTGCGACGAGCAGCAGGCCGGCGGCGTCGAGCGCGGTCGTCATCCGCTCGCGCACTACGCCCCCTCCTTCAGTAGATCGAGTCGAGTGGGTCGTAGTCCTCGAGCACGTGCGGGCCCCGGATGAGCAGCGCCCATCGGGCGAACGTCGCCGCGCACAGCGGGCTGATGTCCACCAGCGAGCTGGTGCGGTCCAGAGTCCACGCGTCACCGTTGCGGCGCGTGCGCGCGCCGTTCACAGCGGCCGTGAGCGGCGTCTGGTCAAGGTGCTGCACGGTGCCCTGGTTCATGGCGTCGGCCATCTGCCCGCACGCCTCGGTGATGTCCCCGGACCGCATCACGGCCAGGTCCCCGCGCATCGGGTGCTCTTTGTCCTCGGGCACGTCGATGCCTGCCGCAATCAGGTCGTCGATCAGCGACCCGGCCGGAGCGCCAGCGGACGCAACCGCGACGGCAACCGGCTTCCACAGAGCGTGGAGCCGCGCCACGGCGGGCACCACCCAGTCCGTACCAGGACGGTGGGCGACGACCTCCAGGTGCACCTTGCCGTCCGGCCGCAGCGAGGCCGCGGCGATCGCCGCTCGCTTCCGGTCCTGCGAAACATCCAGGGCAAGGGCGACGCTGGACGGCTGCGGCCGGCTGGTCTTGTCGACAAGCCCGGGCCATGCCGCCTTCGGCACGTTCGGGTCGCTCGGCGGCGTGGGCTTCCGGGTGCGGTTGAGGTACGCCCGGTCGAACTCGGCCGGATCCATCTTCTCCAGCTCGGCCGCGATGATCGCCTCAGTCACCGTGTGCCCCAACGCGGGCAGCGTGGCCCGCCACGTCGCCGGGTCCGCCCGGTCCATGTCCTCCGGGGCGTACCACTCGAAGTACGCCGCGCGCGGCCGGGCCGCCGCAGCGTCCTGGGCGAGCGCCTCCCACAGAGCCTCGATCAGGGCACGGCCCATCTCCCGCTTCTTGTTCAGCCAGACCGACTTCGTGGTGCCGCCGGCCGACGCCCACCACAGCTGAGCCATGGCCCGGGTCAGCATGGCCGGGGAGAACGCCTGCTCCAGGCGGTCGTCCTCGTGCGCGAACGCCTCGTCGATGAACCCGAGGTCGAGCGGCGGGCCGTGGCCGGCCTTCTCTGTGTTCGCGGTGATGCCCATCCGCGATCGGGTCGACGGCCACAGGATCGCCTCGTTGCCGTTCGACTTCCGGATGCGCGCCCGCTTCGCGAGATCCGAGCCGGAGATCTTCTCCCAGAACTCGTCTTCCCACCGCTGCCGGGCCATGCCCCGGGTCTGCGCCGCGTAGACGATGTTCTGCCGCGGCCACGCCAGCGCACGGTGCACCTGGGCGCCCAGGCACAGTTCAGTCTTGCCCTGCTGCCGGGACACCGACAGGCCGACCTCGCGGTGCGCGAACAGCCCGGTCTCTGGGTCGATCTCCAGGGCGACGTCGGACACGTACTTCTGCCACGGCATCGGCGGGGCGCCGAGCTTGGCCATGACCTTCCACAGCTTCGGCCCGAGCGACGGCCGGTCAGGATGCCGCGGCGTCCCCCACCGGGGAGGGCAGGTCAGGCCGTACCGCTCGAACAGATCCTCGGCAAACTCAGTCGGGGGAGCCCAGGTCTCCGAGGTCGTCGTCATCGTCAGCGGCCCGCCCCTCCAGCAGCTGGGCGAGCGTCTGCCGGAGCTCGCGGTTCAACTGGGGCAGGGTCCGCCCGTCGTCACCGCCGGCCACGGCCTCCCCGCAGGTCTGGCACTCACCGGTCGCCGCGGTGTCGATGGACCGGGCCAGCGTGTAGGCCATCTCAGACAGGGACGGCTCGACGCCGACCAGGTCGCCGAGCTGCTCGACGTCACTGCGCACGGCTTCCTCGACGGGGCCCATGACGCCCCCTTCCATGATCATCCGGCGTCATTGGCCCGGGGGGAGAAAAATAAAAGC